CTAGGTATCAGTCATTGATGTCTGAATTTGTAAAGGTCACAATTCCTTTGAACCTTAGTATTCAAGTTGGAAGTATGTTGAACTTCAAATTTCCAAACCTAAATACTGAGAAGAATAAGGAAGGTGTAAACCCGTCCTCCGGTAACTATATGGTTTTCTCACTTGCACATGAGATGGGTAATCCAAAAGGTGCTTTTACTGGACTTTACATTGTTCGAGATTCCTTCACATTCTATTCTAATGACTAGCGAAAACGTATTTATTGATAAGGAGTTCTAAACCATGTCACAACCACGACAGAAAGATCCGTCCGATCCACTTTATGATGCAAATGATAAGTGGAATGAATACAAGGTAGATCTACATTGTAATGAGACACACTCAGATGATGAGTGGGATCCAAATACAGAAGGTAAGATTGCTGATCCAAGGAATCGTCACCAAGATAAAGTTCTAGATAAGTTCTGTGATGATCACCCTGGTTCACCTATGTGTAAAGTATTTGATGACTAATGCTTGAGAATAAACTGGTTGAATCCAAAAGACTTGGACGTGACGGTTTTCATTGGTTCATTGGGCAGGTAACTACAGACCCTGCTTGGCGATCTTTCCCCGGTGATAAACAGTCCAGAAAATTTGGATACCGCGCTAAAGTAAGGATCCTTGGGAAACATCCTGCCTCAGATGAGGTGAAGGATGAAGAACTTCCATGGGCACATCTTCTTGTTCCTCCTACTCAAGGTGCGGGTGTAAATTATGCCGGTGTAAGTAACAGTCTTCAAGGTGGAGAAACTGTTTTTGGGTTTTTCCTTGATGGGGAGGATGCTCAGCAACCTGTGATTATGGGTGCTTTGTATCAGCATTCTTTCATCAAGAGTTCTCAGGACTGGGATGATGTTCTCAGTAAAGGAACTTCTGGATTCTCACCAATTACAGTTGATCCATCACTTAGAACGGGTGGATCCGAATCTGAATTAGGAGCGACAGTTCGAGCTACTGGATCTGGAGAACCAAATCCAAATGGAGGACTTCCTACTAATGATGAAGACACTCCTATAAAAAACACTGATCCTGATGATACGGAAGCAGAAGAACCAGTAGGTGAAAGTGTTGGTAGATATATTGCTGATAAACCGGTTGAAATTCGCAGACCGGTAAAGTGTGACGTTCCAAAGTCTGCCATGGGCGATGTCGCAAAGGCATTGCAGACTTTTGTTACTACCATGGAAGGGTTGGAGCAAACCGCGAACGGGTGGATTGATAAGAACCTGAACAAACCCTTCAATATAGACAATCTGATTGATGATACATCTCTCAGAATGGCAGGTGATTTCTCTGGACTTGTCCGTAGAGCACGTGCAGATTTATTCAAAGATATTGATGAGAAAGTAGGTGACGTTCTATCTTTCTTGGAACCTGATAACCTAATCAAGAAACTAGAACTAAAGAAGCAGAAAGATGTTATCTATTGCTTGATGGAGAATGTCATCAACGGTCTGAAAGACATGATTGGTGAATTCATGAAAGGATTGTTGGGTAATATTATCAACGTACCATTGTGTGCTGCTGAGCAGTTGATTGGTGCATTGATGACTCAGATTACTGATAAAATTCAAGGTCTTATTGGACCTGCAATGGCTGCATTATCAGGTCTGATGGGTGGGATTTCTTTCCCTGATTTTGGCGGCATCATGAACAAGGCAACCGGTGCAGCACAAACTGCTCTGAAACTGCTCTCCTGCGAAGGTTCTAACTGTGAACCTCAACCTTTTGATTTCAATATCAATATTGGACCGGAAGCGAAGAAGATTCTTGACTTTGATAGAACTAAAGCAATTAGTGGTCTCTTATCAAACATTGGTATTGATGGTATTGGAGATATTGCTTCTGGTCCAACGAATTTACTGAAAGATGCGTTCCCATTCTTAGGAGATCTTGGTAAAGCTGCGACTACGTTCAATACATTGAAAGGTACTGCCGAACAACTGGCATCACTTGGTGGTAGCACTGCTGATATTATTGGTGGGGTATCAAGTGTTGTAGATGGTATTACTGAAGTTACTGGCAATTGTAAAACTAATATCTTAGAATGTGGACCACCGAGTATCGAGTTCTTTGGTGGTGGTGGACTTGGTGCAATTGCTAAAGCAGTTGTCAGTTCTACTGGTAAGGTGATTGGTGCTTCAATGGAGGACTTCGGTCTTTCTTATGATAAAGCACCTGCTGTTAGTATTATTGACAAGTGTAATAATGGTAAAGGAGCAACTGGTGTCGCTATCATGGATGGCAACAAAGTTGTCAATGTTTTGATTACTAATCCTGGTAATGGTTATCTTCCTGGCGGAACCTTGGATGTATCTGAAGAGGTTGCTAATGAATCTGAAGGTAACCAAGTAATTGGTGAAGTTGATGGCATTCAAGTCATCAATACTGGAAATAATTATCAGGAAGGTGATCTTATTGAAACTTCCAATGGTGGTATATTGACACCAATCTTAGAAAATGGTAGAATTGTTGGTGCTACAGGTAGAGTTGATCTTGGATTGTCTGAACTTCCTTCACTAAAAATCAAATCAAAAACTGGTTTCGGTGCATTTATCAAACCAATCACTAAGTTCACACCTTACAAAGAGTACAAAGATCCTATCATTCCTACCGCAAAAATTATTACTGTTATTGATTGTCCTAAAGGGTACTAATGTCAAAAATCCCACCATATATTGTCAATCATCCTGAAGATGGTTCACTCCGAATCGGTAAGGAAGAGGAGGGTAAAGCAGTTCGCCGATCTCAAGTTGCGCTTGTTTCTGGATCTGCGGCATCTTTACGAATCTTTGAAGATGGTGGATGGGAACTCCGTGCCACTGAAAATGATAAGGGTTCTAACCTTATCCAAAAAGGTGCAGGTCCGATCAATATCAAGTCTGAAGGGGATATCAATATTGATTGTAAGGGAACCTTCAATGTGATGGCAAAAGACATCATTATGAAGGCAACTGACCCTACTGAGGGTGACATCTACTTACATGCAGAACATGATGTTCACTTTGAGGCAAAGAATTTTGCTAAGATGATAGGACATAACGTAACTATAAATGCTTCTGATAAGTTATTGTCTAATTCAAAAGGATTCAATATCATTATCGGTGACATGGTTCGCATTCATGAACCACAATCTAAACTCATTCCGCCCGCCTTGGGCGATTACATCAACTCTCTTGTAGAATAATGGCAGGAATTAGGGACATTGAGACTGGTAAAGTCTACATTGGTAGAGAACAACCAGCAAAACTGGACACCGCTAAAGAGACTGTAGATGGGGACAAACCTTTCAATGGCACATTAGTTGCTACAGGACCTGTTATTGCAGGAAAGCATAGTGGATTTGCCAAGGCAACTGTCAATATTGGTACAGACATTGATGAATTCAAGTCTGGTGTCAAAGGCAGGGCATTGCAAGTTGATGGTGATGTTGAAGTCATTGGTGAAGAGGCAGAAAATGCTATCTACATTGATGGTGACGTATATGTTACAGGTAAAGTTGACTGCTTGAATAAAGGCAGACTTGCTAGTAGATTTGCTACAGCAGATGCTCTGGGTAAGTCATTCGATATCCAGCACCCTACAAAGGAAGGACATCGACTGCGCTATGCATGTATTGAGGGACCGGAAGTCGCTGTGTATCACCGTGGCAGACTCACTGGAGAGACTGAAATTGTGCTACCTGAATACTGGGTAAACCTGGTGTATGAGGACAGCATCACTGTGTCTGTCACTCCTATTGGAGCACACCAGGACATCATTGTCAAGGAGTTTGACAACACTAAGATTGTATTAGAGTCTGTAAGTGCAGACATCGATTGCTTCTACCATGTGTATGGTGAAAGAAAGGATATCAACCCCTTGATTATTGATTATGAAGGCAAGACTTGGGAAGACTATCCTGATCCAAACGTCTTCATGGCACCAGATGATGAAGACCGTAATATTCTAGACGAAAGATATAGGGGTCCTCGCAACACTATTACTAAGTAATTGTGCTATAATACATAGTATATGGAGTTTTTATTATGAATACAGTTGAATTTCGCGGTACCGTAACCGTTGACGGGATTATTGAACTTCCTGAAACCTGGGCAAACAAGATTGACGTTGATACTATTCACGTTCAACTAACTCCCAAAACCGTTTTCCAGGAACTGTTTGTATACCAAATGCCTTATGGAAAGTCTGTTGTAATCCGTAACGGTGGGGGCGGTGTCATAAACGCTTTCTTCACTGTCACAGCGGAGTTGTCTTCAGACGCTCAGTAGGGTATAATAGTTTCAACCGCAACCTACACATGACCGTCGCCGCTTGGGAAAACGACCAGTACGTTACCAAAGTTGAGATCAACATCCCTGGACGCTACTTCGCCATCCATGGTTCTGATGGTGGACTGCAAGAACTTGAATGCAATACTGTAGATGAGTTTATGAGCGTCTGGACGGTCACCAACACTGCACTCCAATTCGATGAGGACATTGAATTAGTTTATTCCTAATGCCAGAAAAAGAAGTAGAAGATCCTAAACCCAAGGAATCACCTGATGAGGACACTGATATTTGGGATCTTCTTTATAGAAAACAAAATAATGACGCTCCCTAAATAGTCTGAAGGAATGGTGTCAGGACTAATAGGTAATGCCTCTAAGTAGACTTGAAAATTTCCTGAAGAACATTCAGGGTAATGTTATCTATGTCAATCCAGAGGAACTGGATGCAACAGATGACGTAAGTAATAAGGGTAACTCAAGAACTCGTCCCTTCAGGACAATTCAAAGAGCATTACTTGAATCTGCCAGATTCTCCTATCAATTAGGTAAAGATAACGATAAATTTGATAAGACAACTATTGTCGTATCTCCGGGCGTACACTATATTGATAACCGTCCTGGTTATCAAATTGACACTGCTGGCAATACTACTAATGTAAGTGGTGGTAGTGTTAGTATCAACGAATTTTCTGTTGGTTCTAACTTCAATATTCAGAGTTCTGATAACCTTCTTTATACATTCAACTCGATTCATGGTGGTGTCATCATGCCTCGGGGCACGTCTATCGTAGGTACAGACCTGCGTAAGACTAAGATTAGACCGAAATATGTACCAGATCCTGCCAATAATAACATTCCTGCTACTGCCCTGTTCCGAGTAACTGGTGGTTGTTATTTCCGTGAGTTCACTTTATTTGATGGTGATCCGGCAGATAGGATTTTCAAAGATTATACTACAAATACATATACTCCAAACTTCTCCCATCATAAACTCACCTGCTTTGAGTATGCTGATGGTGCGAACATTGTAAGTGGTAAGGGTAATACTGACCTTGACATGTATTATGCTAAGTTGACACTAGCATATGGTAATAATAGTGGTCGGGCAATCCCATCATACCCAGCAAATAACGACTTTGAGACGGTCATTGACGAATCTCGTATTGTTGGTGCTATCTCTCAGGTTGGTGCTATTGAGATTGCTGACATCTATTCTGGTGGCAATCCTTCTTCTGCGACTGCAACCACTGTAGTTTCTGTGGTTACCAATGACAGTCATGGTCTCTCTGTCGGTACTCCTATTAGTATTGTTGGTGTTGCTGGCAGTTCTAATGTCAATGGCACCGAGTATGATGGTGTCCATATTGTGTCTCAGGTTCTGAGTGACACGCTGTTCACCTACAGTGTTACTACTGCACCTGCTACTACTGCTACTCCTAACCTTACAGGGTTGTCACCCACAGTCACTGTTGAGAGTGACACTGTAACAAGTGCCTCCCCATACATCTTCAACTGCTCTGTGCGGTCGGTGTTTGGTGTCAACGGTCTCCATGCTGATGGTGCCAAGGCAAGTGGATTCAAGTCCATGGTGATCGCTCAGTTTACTGGGGTCTCCTTGAACAAGGATGATACAGCATTTGTAAAATACAATCCCACAACTGGCACATATCAGGACCAGTCAGCACTGGGTTCTACTACTCTACTGCATACAGACGGACAAGCACGTCATAAACCAACTTACGAAAGTTTCCACATCAAGGCGTCGAACAGCGCACAACTTCAGTTAGTATCCACTTTTGCGGTGGGTTGTGGTATTCATTTTGTATGTGACTCTGGTTCTGACGCATCAATTACTAACTCTAACTCTAACTTTGGAGCACAAGCTCTGAAGGCAGATGGGTTCAAGGCAAATGCCTTTACTAAAGACGACAAAGGTTACATCACTGGTATTCTTCCTACACAAAGGGACTTTACTCAAGAGACTAGCAGCAACTGGTTGAAACTGGATGTTGATAAGACTGCTGCTGCTTCCGATACTAAACTGTATCTAAGAGATTATGCTGAACAGGATAGTGCTCCCCCAGCAACTACTGGTCCATACACTGTTGGTCAAAAGGTTGGTGAACTGCTAAAGGTCAACATTGATGGCACCATCCGCTCCGCTGAGGTGTTGATGACTGTGGTATCAGGTGCAGGACCTTCTGGTAAGAAAGAGCACCGTGTTGGTACTAATGCAGGTATTAGTAGCATTACTAATAATATTATTACTCTACAAGAAAACCATACATTCATTCCTGGAGAAAGTGTAAGATTCTATTCTGACAGTGGTTCTCTTCCTGATGGTATTGAGTATAATACCAATTACTATGTTATTACTGATTCTCTAGATAACAATCAAATCCAGATTGCTACAAGTCCTGAGAATGCTGTTGCAAATAATTCAATTGCAGGTCTCAATAACCTGGGTGGAAATCTTAGAGTTGTTTCTGATGTTCGCATCAAGAAACCTGGCGAACCAGGACATCCTATTCAATATAATAGTACTGGTTGGTATATCAACGTCAAGACTGGTAACAATCTTCATGCTGCTATTGTATCAAACCAGACGGCAATCACACCTGAGACTACTAGGTCTTATATTGAAAGAAAGAGTGATGGTCGTAAAGATGTTGAAAAAATCTATCGATTACGTTATGTTCTGCCTGATGGTAGTTCTATTTCTGGACCTCCGCAAAACGGATACTCTTTAGAAGATACTAGTAGTGTTATTGATGATGATAAATTCCAGAATGATAATACTAACCTAACCAGTGACATTGATTTACGTCAAGGTACTAGCATTATTGATGCTTCCTGGTCTTCTAATGTTGGTGTTATCACCTCTAAGTTCTCCCATAACTTGCGTCGTGGTCAGGTTATTGAGATCAACCGTCTGCGTTCTGCTAATAATGTTTCTGGAGCAGATAACTCTGGTTTCAATGGTCTGTTTGAAGTTCTTCAGATTGATGGTAAGAAAACCTTTAGAGTTGGTTTGAATACTAATCCTGGTGGTATTAGTACGATTACCACTGGCACTCCATATACTCGCCATGATCAGAGTGTTGTTGGATCTGGTCGTACCTTCTCACCTTACTTTGTCCGTAAGGATTATGGTAATGCTTATCAAGTATTCAACCATGAGGTTGTTCAAGACTATAAGTCAGGTGTTCAGGATGGTATCTATAACCTGACTATGCTTGGGTATGGTAGTATCCCTGAGGTATCTCCATACGACATCGGCAAGAACCGATTTGCACAAAATATCAATGATTTGAGACCTAACATTGATATTGACAACTATGTTGATGATCCAGAACCCGCAGTGTCCTATGCTGTGCGTGATGACATTGGATTTGTACAATCTAATGACAATGCTAATAGCATCACCCGTGAGTCAACCTTAGCAATCATTGAAGATACTGGAATCGGTATTGGTGTCACTGAGGCAACTGTTTCTGGTACTGACATCAGTGCCAATCTTATTGTTGATCATGGTTTCAACAGTATCAAAACTGTAGGAAGTCTGACTGGTGGTAGCAACCTGGGTACAGGATCAGGTAACGCTGAATTTTACTTCAGTGTAAATCTTTCTGGTGGTACTGGTAGTGGAGCGACTGCTGATGTTACTGTTGCTGCTGCTGGTATTATCAGCGGAATTGATATAGTTGATTTTGGTTCTGGATATAGTGTCAATGATGTTCTGACAGTCAAAGGTGTTCCTTTCTCTGCATCTGGAACTGATGCTACTGTCACAGTCACTGAAATTGATAATAATGTTGGTGATATTATTCAAGTGGTTGGTGTTACCAGCACTGCCTACAATGGTATACAGAGAATTACCAACGTAACAGATCCTAAGATTCTGGTATATGAAGGAAATGTATCTACTGCATCTACTGATGGTTTTGTTTACCATGTAGGTGTTGCTACTGCGGTTTCTAACATTGTACATGATTCTGTTAGTGGAATTGCAACTGTCACGATGAACCGTGACATTGGTTTGCGTCGTGGTGATGAGATTGTCATCAGTGGTGCTAATAGTGTTTACAATGGTCAGTTTGCTGTTCTAGATCGCATTGGTTATGGTTCTTCACTGACCGTTTCTATTCCATCAGCAACTTCTCCTAACTTCAATGGTCCTAGTTGTATTGCCCATGGTGCTGGTATCAGCAATCGTTCTAAGGGACAAACAATTTCCATCTATGGTGGTCTGACGACTGAGATTAGTTCTGGTCTTACAACTGCTTCTACTAGCATTACTCTGCAAGATAACAATAAGATCCGTCGCGGCGATTATCTTCAGATTGAGAATGAGATTGTTCGTATCTCTAATAATACGAAAAATCAAATCATCCGTGGTTGTCTTGGTACCAATCAAACATCACACCTTCAGTATTCTGCCGCTGTCAGAATCAAAGTTCTGCCTGTTGAGCAACGTCGTCACAGTGTGATCCGTGCTTCTGGGCACACCTTTGAGTATGTTGGTTATGGACCCGGCAACTATAGCACTGCTTTACCTCAGACGCAAGATCGTGTCTTAGATGATAAGCAGCAACTGCTTGCTCAGTCTGTGTCCTCTCGCGGTGGTAGTGTTGTTTACTCTGGTATGAATGACCGGGGAGAATACTTCATCGGTCGTAAGAAGATTGATGCTCTAACAGGTGAAGAGAAATCTACTATCAATGTTTTTGATAGTACTGGGGTTACAGAAATTCCTTCTGCGATTGATTTCAATGACCTGACTGTCAAGCAAAACTTCTACAGTCTTGGTAATAGTTCTTTGGTTGATATTCAACTAAAGGGTAATCGTAGTGGTGATGTTGGCACCAGCGTATTTGTTGGTATCAATGGTGCTAATCAAAATGCTCCTACAACCAGTGTTGATCAGATCATTCTGAACACTACATTTGATAAAGCAGGATATATTGGTTGGGTTCGTACTACTGATTCTACTCAACCTTGGAAGAAGTTTGGTCCTATCAGTGTTGATCAGACTGATCATTATTCTTTAGATAAACTTGTTCTGGGTGCTGCATCTGCTGGTTCTAACACTCTGGCAGTCACTGGCGACTCTTCACTAACGGGTGATCTGCAAGTTAGTGGTGCATTTACATCCAGCACTGCTGTTGTTGGTAGTGCAAAGGTCAGCGACCTGACGACATCTCGCATTGTTATTGTTGGTGCATCTGGAGAACTGGAAGACAATAGTGGTCTTACCTTTACTGGTAACACTCTAACTGCCAATACTCTTTCCGTTACTAATAATGCTACTGTGGGTGGTACATGTACTGCTGACACATTCTCTGGTAATGGTATTACTCCTATTGGTGGTATCATCATGTGGAGTGGAGGTAGTGTTCCTTCTGGATGGGCAATCTGTGATGGTAACAATAATACTCCTAATTTGAAAGATCGATTTGTGTTGTCTTCGGGCGACACATACTCTGCTGGTTCATCTGGTGGTAGTGCTGATGCTGTGCTTGTTCAACACGATCACAACGCAACATCAACATCAACTTCTACTACTCAAACTGAAACTATAACAGGTACATTTGGTAGTGAGCCTTATAGCTACGCCCCTACTGGTGTGTTTAGCCGAACTGCATCTAATTTTGGTGAAGACCAAGATCAAGGTAGTAATGGTCAGATAATGACTATGGATGCATCACACGACCACACAACCACTACTACTACAACCACTGCGATTGCTAACGAAGGTGTTTCTGGTACGGGTAAAAACTTACCTCCATATTATGTCCTTGCATTCATCATGCGTACTGTTTGATAAATACTCTTACAAAGGAGTCTTGTTGTAAATGGCTGCGGTAAACAAGAAATTTGGCATTGAGAAGGGACTTGAGGTTGGCGACAGCGCATTAGTTGTTGATGCTGATAATAACCGTACGGGTATTGGTAAAACCAATCCCGCTTACGGTTTAGATGTTCAACCTACAGCAAACTTTGATGGCATTGTTGCCGCTGGTCAAGTTGGTATCGGGTCAACTCAACCTGGTAAAGATGTTGATTTCAATAAAGATCTAATCGTAAGAAAGAAATTTTATGATGTAAATGAAAGTGCTGGTACCAGTGGTCAAGCACTGATTAGTGTTGGAACTGCTGTTTCTTGGACTGATCTTGCTGAGATTGAGACTGATGCCGCTGGAAAGACCTACGAAGTACAATATAAGAAAGCAAATGGTAAGTTTGGTGGTTCCCCAAAACTCACCTATCGAGAAGATAATACTAGGGTTGGTGTTGGTAGCACACAACCTGAATATGCATTAGATATTGTTACAGAGACTCGTGCCTCTGGTGTATGGAGGGATTCTAATAGTACTGTTGGATCTGCATCTTCTATTCTTGCAGCAACTTCTTCTGGTAAACTACAATGGGTTGGTGCTGGTGCTTCCACACTAAACGTATTCTATGTTACTGAAGACGGTGATGATGCTAATGATGGTAGAACTCTAAGTAGTTCCAAGCGTACTATCAAAGCAACCACTGCGATTGCAGGTGCTGGTGATGTGATTAGGGTTGCTGGTGGTATCTATCGTGAGAACAATCCAATCTTTGTTCCTCGTAATGTTACAATCGATGGAGATGATCTTCGTAACACCCAGATTATTCCTAACAACGTAAGTCAGGATCTTTTCCAAGTTCACAATGGTGCTCTGATTCAAAACATGTCCTTTGTTGGTGCTGCCAACACTGGTGCAATGATTACGTTTCCACCTGAAGGTGTAGTAAACCGTCATAAATTCAACCGCGACAATGGCACTCACATCTATGTTGGTGGCACTGTTTCTAATGCATTTACAGTAGAGTCTAGTAGTGCTCAGAAAACTGTAACTGCCGCTACATACAGTCCTATTTCTGGTTTATTAGTCATTACCAGTGCTGGTCATGGTGTCGCCGATACTGATCGGATCAAGATCGCTAACGGAGCACTGACCTTCACTTGCGACTCTGACAACCATAATAAGCAGGTAGCATATCCTAGATCAGGTGACCCTGCATATAATACTTTTGTAGATATTGATTCGGTCACCACTGACACTATCACATTGAGCGTCGGTGTTGTCAAGAGTGTCAATAGTATCAAGATTGGACCTAACTGGCACACTGGTTCATCCTTGACACCTACTGGGTTCTTGTATGATCCTATTAGTGGTGTTAGCACTGTTACAGTAGCAAGTCATGGTCTCAGCGTCAGTGACAGTGTAGGTATTGTCACGTCTAGTCTGACATTCAAGTGTGAGGCGGACAATTTCGCAACTGACCACAAGTATCCCCGTGCTACAGATTATGTTGCGGGTATCATGACTGCAATTAGTGCTGTTACCACTGATACCTTTACAATCAATATAGGTGATGCTGGTAGTCATGCAAGAATTGCTGGTATCATCACTCAGTCGCCATATGTTAGGAACTGTACCAACTTTGTTCCTGACAGCATTGGCATGAGGATCAATGGTAACCATGCTGATGGTACCAAGTCCATGGTGGTTGATTCATATACTCAGTATAATCAGGGTGGTATCGGTGTTACGATCTCCAACGATGGTTATGCACAGTTGGTGTCTATCTTCACTGTGTGTGATGAGTACGCTATCTCTTGCGTCAGTGGTGGTCAGTGTGACCTGAACAACTCTAACGCATCGTTCGGTACCTTTGGTATTGTAGCATCCGGTGTGGGTACTGTCACAAACTCTGGCACACTGGCAGAAGATGCGATTGAGGAAGATAATACTATTGTAGTATCTGGTCTTACTGAACGTCCTTATTCTGGTCAGGTGCTTTACCTAGGAGAATTGTTCAATGAAGTTATCAAGATCAACGTAACCAACGCTGGTAGTGGTTATACTTCTTCTAATCCTCCTAAGGTTACCATTGGAGGTCCTACTGGACCGAACGGTGCAACTGCTGAGGGTGTGTCAGTTGTCAATGGATTTGGTAAAGTTACTGAAGTCAATATCTTCGCAACAGGTAATCAGTATCGCAGTGCACCAGCAGTGCAGATTGCATCTCCTAACTCAGGAACGACTGCTGCTGCTGATTCTGAGATTGGACCTGCTTACTTTACCATAAATACTGCTACGCCGGTAACTGCTGGCGTTTCGACGATTACTATTGACCAAAACCTACCGGCAACAGTTGGTCTTGGATCAGCAGTTCCTTTCCAGAGACAATCACTGATCCTGGCATCATCGTACACTTTTGAATTTGTTGGTGCTGGTCTTACCATTGCCAACGCACTTCCCAGAAATGGTGGTGTTACGATCCCAGAAAATGAGACTGTTTCTGAAGGTGGAGGTAGAGTTGTTTACACGTCCACTGACGAAAGAGGTAACCTAAAAGTTGGAGATGGATTTACTATCAATCAACAGACAGGTACCATCACAGGAGACGCTTTCAATAAAAGTATCCAAGCAACACTCACGCCGCTGATTATTTCCTTAGGAGGACAGATGTAAAATGGCTGCAATTCCACTCAATAAATTCAGAACGATCACGCATACTATCACTGATGCAGCCGTTGGCATTTATACTTGCCCTCCTGGTGTTGCTGCTCTGGTGATTTATGGCAACGTTTCTAACGTTGGTCAAGGATCTTCTGTAACTTCTTTTACTGTAAAGCACAGTAGAGACACCGTTGATACTGAACTAGTACGTTCTGCACGTGTTCCCCATCAAGATGCCATGTCATTTATTGACGGTCGTCTTGTCATGGAGACGGGTGACATCCTCAAAATTGAGGGAGATCAAAATAACACTATGAAGTGTATTATTTCTATTCTAGAAAACGCCAAGTAAGATGCCAAGATTATTGTCTGGTCGAGTAGGTGTTACCTCCTACGCAGGACTTTCTACAGAACGTCAACAAACTCCTGGGTTTCCATCCTTCCTTGGAGTGGATGAAGCGGAACCTAACCTCGGTTTGCCATCGGACAATAACTATGTCCTCTATGGTACTGTTACTGGCGAAAGATATTGGGCAGAACCGAGTGGATCTCCTTCTGGTACTGCCTCAGGATTGACAGTATCTGATGAGAGTATTACTCCAACAGGATATGCTGGATCTATTACTAGATTCAACTTTATTGGTAATGGTGTCAATGTTGAACAAACCAAACAAACTTTTGGTGGCATTGAGGTTGGTGTTGCCACCGTATTTGTAGAGAAAACAACTCTTAGTATTGCAGACGCTGACGAATTTGTACGTGCAACTGGTATTACCACTATCAAGGTGGGTGCTGGTTTATCATTCTTCCCTGAACCTGGTAGAGCCGGTGTTGTAACTATATTCTCAGCGGCAGATGCTACATCTACCATGCAGAATGCTGATGGTACTGAAGCATTTGGAAATGTTTCTACCTTCCGCATTGGTGCTGGTCTTACTGTAAGTCAGGTAACGGTTGGTATTGCTTCTATTGGTGTAACAGGAGAGTTTGATAATGTAAATGCTGCTGGTATTGTTACTGCTGGTGTACAGTTCAAGGGTAACTTAGCAGGTACGGCAGTAACTGCCACTAACTTATATGGTAATCTTACTGGTAATGTAGTTGGTGATGTAACTGGTAACGTAACTGGTGATGTGAATGCTGGTTTTGTTACTGCCACAAAATCTATTGATGGTAACCTCAATTCTAGTGGTGTCTCTACGATTTCCCAGTTGATGGGAACAACCCTGATGATCACTGGTATTGTTACCACAAACTCAGGTTTCGTAGCACCTGCTGGATCATTTGGATTTGATGGTAACCTGAATGCACCTGGTGTTTCTACAGCAACATCTCTGAATAGTACTAACTTGGTTGTTAGTGGTGTCACTACACATAATGGGAATGTTGAAATTAGTGGTAGTAATAAACTAATCTTTGGTAGTAATGATTTAGATATCTATTTTGATGGATCTGATAGCCTTATTGATGCTGGTACTAATGAGGATCTCTACATAAAAGGCAAGAGTGTTTTTATACATGCAAATGGCACTGAAACTGCTGCTAGTTTCTTACAGAATGCAGGTGTAGACCTTTATTATAATGCCGTTTCTAGACTCAGAACAACCAATACTGGTGCTCAAGTCACTGGTGATATAGAGGCATCCGAGTTCAAAGGTCCTCTAACTGGTAATGTTACTGGAACAATCAATGCTGCTGGTGTCTCTACAGTAACCAATCTGCTTGAGATTCGTAGTAGTGATGGCACTCCCGCTCGTATTGATTACTACTGTGAGGTAAACAACGCTCATTATACTAGAGTACAGGCAGCACCACACTCTGAGTATAGTGGTAACGTAACTGCTGTCCTCCCCACCAAGAATGGTGACATTATTGTTGGTGATACCCAAGGTGCTATTAGTCAGAATGTCAATACCGTTGGTATTGTTACTGCATCTTTTTTCCATGGTGATGGTTCTAATCTAACCAATATTGCTGGTAACACAGTTACCATAACAGAAACAAATACCACAAATGCTCAGCATTTTATGTGTTTTGTTGACTCAAATACTGGGTTAGAAACTATTAGAACCGATACCAGTCTTCAATACAATCCAGGCACAAATCTTCTAACATCAGTAAACTTTAGCGGTACTTTGACCGGTACCTCCACTGGTTTGGCTGGCACCCCCAGTATTAGCGTTTCTGATATTACCTTGAATGGTAATATGCTGCCAGATGCTAATAATACACGTGATCTAGGTGCAATTGGTTCCCGATGGGCAAATGTCTATACCTCTGACATGCACTTTAGCAATGTTGGTTCAGGTGGTAATGATGTAGATGGTACAGAGGGTAACTGGACGTTACAAGAAGGTGCTGATAACATCTATATGATCAATAATATCACAGGTAAGAAATATAAGATTGCTCTAACTGAGGTATGAATTGAATGACTGTAAAGTATTATGATGGTATAATTCCTAACACTCTGGCAGATAATATCTACGAATATTGTCAGAATATATCTTGGTATCAAGAGTGGATTGGATATAATAAAATGCATTTGTCTGAGTATATACCAGCGCAAGATGGTAAAACATCCAGTCGTCACTTTTTGGACAAAGATTTAGGACCAATGGGTATATTGAACCTGCTAAGGTTTTCAATGTACAGACATCCATTTGCATGGGGGGAAGAATCCTTACAGGCAAGGCATTCTATGATCTATGATTTATGGACTATAATCAACGATAAAGTATTTGATGGTGGTGCTGAAGTAGAAGGATTGTCTGAAAGTATTGCTGGTTTAGCTGGTTACCATAAGTTCTTCAAGGATGGCACACAATTCCGTGATAAGTACAATATTCCTCTCGAACAGAAGCAGATTGGGTGGAAGGCATATTTCAATGCACGATGTGCTGAGTCAATTACAGGATCTCCTATTGGTAACCGCGTTGGGCAAATACATAAAGATTCCAGTGCAGATGTTGATCCCAAGTCTGATAGATACTACACAGTATTATATGTTGTAAATAGAGAGTGGCAACCTGATTGGGGTGCTGACTTTTTATATTATGGTGATGATTATACTGGTGCCAAACATTGGAAACATGATTTTGATATTGGATGGGCAAGTCAAGTTATAGGTAATAGACCTGGTAGAGTAATTGTTTATCCACATCATCAGACTCATCTAACAAATCCACCTAAACAATCTGCTCCTGAAATGAGTCAAAGGGTAGCGTTTAGAGTTAGGATAAAATAGAAGATAAATACTAATACAGAATTATTTGTATAATAATACGCCATGTCAAGAGCCAGGGAACTGTCTAAAGTTGGTGGAAAGAATCAGCAAGTAATTGCTGGTCTTTCAACTCACGTTGGCATATCTACGTTTGCTGCCAATGTGGTCATGCGTGGTGACCTTTCGGTCGCTGGTGATCTTGCAGTTATTGGGGATCTCTCTTATGATGAGGTAACTGCATCAAATCAGAAGATCAGTGGTATCTCTACTCTGACCTTCCTCAAAGCAACCACTGCAAATGTGTCAGCGGGTCTTACCGCCGCTAGTGCACAGATTAGCGACCTAACTTCTGGTCGTGTGGTGATTGCGGGTACTGGTGGAGAACTTCAAGATAGTTCTACCCTGACTTTCAGTGGCGGTACACTTACCGCAACAACATTTAGTGGCGATCTACCCACTACCGATCTGACTGGTACTATTACTAACGAACAGTTAGCAGGTAGCATTTCCAATTCTAAGTTGGTAAGTGATAGTGTTTCTTTCGGTGGTGTAGAGGTTACTCTTGGTCTCTCTGACGCAACTCCAGCGTTCAACCTTGAGGATGCCAGTGGTCTTCCAATCTCCAGTGGTGTTTCTGGTCTAGGTGCTGGCGTTGCTTCGTTCCTTGGTACACCTTCCAGCAACAACCTTCGTGCTGCTGTAACTGGTGAGACTGGTTCTGGTGGTGTGGTCTTTGGTACGAATCCTACCCTTACAACTCCTACCATTGTAACTCCAAATGTAACTGGTCAAGCTACGATGGATGATGTTGCCCTGAGTGGTGGCATGACAGTTGGTGCTGGTCTTACCGTCACTGGTAACCTCGTAATCAACGGTACGACAACTACCATCAACTCGACGACAATTTCGGTCGATGACAAGCACATCGAACTGGGTGCTACTGCTTCTCCTACTGATAGTTCTGCCAACGGTGGTGGTGTTATCCTGAAAGGAGACTCTGACCACACTATTCTGTGGCAAAATGATAATGATCAGTGGGAGTTCTCCGAGCACGTCAATCTTGTAAGTGGGAAAACATTCCAGATTGCTGATACTTCTGTTCTGAGTGCTACCACACTTGGTTCTGGTGTTGTCAACTCTTCCTTGACATCTGTTGGCACGATTGCCTCTGGTGTATGGAATGGTACAGCAATTGCTAATGCTAATCTAGCAAACAGCACCATTGGTGTTACTGCTGGTGATGGTTTGAGTGGTGGTGGTACTGGAACTTTGGGTGGTTCAGTATCTCTTGCCATCAACGTTGATGATTCTTCCATCCAACTTTCAAGTGATGAACTCAGGGTCAAGGCACTGGGGATCACCAATGCTATGTTGGCAGGTTCTATTGCTAATGGCAAACTTGCTAACAATAGCGTATCTTACGGTGGTGTTGAACTGGCACTGGGTGCATCTGATCTGACCCCAGCATTCAACCTTGCAGATGCAACCAATTATCCTACTAGTAGTCTAGTTGGCACTATTACTAATGCACAGTTAGCAGGTAGTATTGCTGCTTCTAAACTTGCTGGTAGTATTGGCAACTCCTTGCTATCTAATAGCAGTATTTCTTTTGGCGGTGTAAGTCTAGCACTGGGTGCTGCTGATGCTACTCCGGCGTTTGACCTATCTGATGCTACTGATTACCCCACTAGCAGTCTTGTTGGCACTATTACTAATGCACAGTTAGCAGGTAGTATTGCTGCTTCTAAACTTGCTGGTAGTATTGGAAATGGCAAACTGTCTAACAGCACCGTATCTTATGGTGGCGTAAGTCTTTCCCTGGGTGGTTCTGACGCAACTCCAGCATTTGACCTAAGTGATGCTACTGACTATCCTACTAGTTCACTATCTGGTACGATTACTAATGCTCAACTAGCAGGTTCAATTGCCAGCAGCAAATTAGCAGACTCGGGAGTTTCGGCTGGAACAGTAGGATCATCAACTGCAATTCCTATTATAACTGTCAATGCACAGGGTCAGGTAACAAGCACATCTACCACTGCTATTGATAGTACAACCATCGAGAATGGATCAGCATCAGTTGCTGTAGCAAGTGATGGACCTATCACTGCTACCGGTAACCTTGATGTTACTGCTGGTGTGGATGTAACAGGTAATATCACAGTCACTGGCACCGTCGATGGTCGTGATGTTGCTACTGATGGGTCTAAACTAGATGGTATTGAGGCAAGTGCTGATGTAACCGATGCCACCAATGTGAACGCTGCTGGCGCTGTGATGAACAGCGATTCTAGCACTTCCGCGATGAGTTTTGTTACCGATCAAGACAATATGTCTGGTAACAGTTCTACTAAAGTTCCTACTCAACAGTCGGTCAAGGCGTACGTTGATGCTTCTATCAATAACCTTGTCGATGGTTCACCTGGTGCATTAGACACCCTAAATGAATTGGCAGCAGCATTGGGTGACGATGCTTCATTCTCTAGCACTGTAACTACCAGTATTGCTGCTAAACTGCCTCTTGCCGGTGGTACGATGACTGGTAACATCGTTATGTCTGGTTCTGAGACTGTTGATGGAAGGGATCTTTCTACTGATGGTTCAAAACTAGATGGTATTGAGTCTGGTGCAACTGCTGATCAAAGTGCTGCTGAAATCCTAAGTCTGATCAAGACTGTTGATGGTTCTGGATCAGGTCTAGATGCTGATACTCTTGATGGTGTCAGTAGTGCCTCATTCTTGAGATCTGATGCTACTGACATCTTCAGCGGCACCAGTCTCACTTTCAATGATGATAAGATATTATATTTTGGTACTGGTAATGATTCCAAAATCAATTTTGATGGTTCTAATCTCCTCGTTCAGGGTGGATCTTCTGGAACAACTTATCTTCGGGGTTCCACTGTAAACATCTCAACCAATGGAGGTTCTGGTGGTTATCAAACCGGAATTTTGGTAAGTGAAACCTCCGGTGGAGATGCTAGAGTCAAACTACAGTATGATGGTGATACAAAACTTGAAACTACAAGCGCAGGTGTCACAGTAACTGGAGCTATTGTTGTAAGTAGCACTGTAGATGGTCGTGACGTTGCTACTGATGGTTCCAAACTAGATGGTATCGAGTCTGGTGCAACTGCTGATCAAACAGCAAGTGAAATCCTAAATCTGATCAAGACTGTTGATGGTTCTGGATCAGGTCTAGATGCTGACACTCTTGATGGTATTAGTAGTGCCTCATTCATGAGATCAGATACTTCTGATACATTCAGTGGTACTATGACAGTATCTGGCAATATCATTCCTAATGCTAATGGAACTAGAGATCTTGGTGCATCTGGAACTAGGTGGGCAAACGTTTACAGTTCTGACTTGGATCTGAGCAACGAAGCAAAAGGTCCTAACAGCATTGATGGTACTTGGGGTTCTTACCTGATTGAAGAGGGTGAAGAGCATCTATATATTACTAATCGTCGTAGCGGCAAGAAGTTCCGATTCCTTATGGAAGAAGTCTAATTCTTATCTCTCATTCCTTTATTCACCTAAATAACTTTACGATAGGAGACTAATAAATCAATGGCTCTATACGGTACCGGGTCAAATGTAAATCAGACAACAGATGTATCTGCCGGTAACTATGGCAGTGCATCTGCTGTACCCATTATTACTGTTGACTCAGATAAAAGAATTAGTGCTATCAACACAGCATCAATTTCTCTAACTGCTTCTATCAACGCTAATGCTTCTGTTGGTGATGTAGGTACATATGCCTTCATGCAGCAGTCGTCAGGTAATACTCAGTATCAACCTGGCGCAACTCTAGCAGGTTCTTCGTTACGTTATTCAGATGCTACTGGTCGAGTAGCTAACACAACACCTTCAGGAAACTGGAGATGTATGGGTTATGACTCAGGCGCAGCACTAGTCAACTCTGGTTCTGGTACTGGTTCCGGTAGTGGTTCTGGTAATGTCCAGGCAAACCCAAGTGGTAACCTGTCACTTTCTAGTGGTAACATTCAAGGCAATACTTCATTGTCTAGTGGTAATATTCAGGGTAACCTATCTGGTAACCTGAGTAGTGGTAACATTCAAGGTAACACCAACGTCAACGTCTCGGGTAATATTCAAGGTGGTAAAGGTGGATCGTTCAACGTGAACTCTGGTGTTCCTACTGATAACTTGAGCGTTGGTGGTTCTGTCAATGTGGGTGGTGATAACACTGGAGTGGCAGGTAACGTTCCTACGGATAACTTGAGCGTTGCTGGTAACATTCCGACAGATAACCTAACAATCAATGGTACAGCATCTGTCAACGTTACTGTAAACTCTGTGACCGTAAATACTACGGTTGCATACTCTGCAACTCTATGGTTGCGTTATTCCTGATCAATCATAGGAAATTCACGAAAAATGTCTACTAATTACGAAGTCGCAGCAGCACGTAATCCTGCCTGGGCAAATCCAGAAAAAAACATGATCAACATTGAGGTTGATTTTGCTCCTCTAGATGAGGACTGGTTGTCTTATACATGTTCTCCCGATGATGTTGTAGAGCACTCACGTCTTCTCTATAATCGTGCACTTGCTGGAGAATTTGGTGTCGTTGGTGAATATGAGCACCACACACTTTGGTCACCATACTTCACTGACTCCATTGAAGTATCAACTGAGGGTCTTGTTCAGTTGTTGCTTGAAAAAGGTGTATTGAGTGATGACGAGGTTGACTCTATTCTAATTGAAAATAGTGAGCATGTTGGTTATTATCGTTCCACAACAGATGGTGTTGACCGACAGTTCGGTGGTGGCATGGCATAGTCTAAATGGCACAACAGTCTGATAAGTGGCATCATAGTATGTCAAGGTATCTGGGTCAACACCCAGATACTTTTTTTATGTTTGGTATTCAACCAGGTGTGTGTAGAGAAGCAATAGGTCGTCCTGATCTGTTATACACTAAATCTGATGTATTTGATAGTAAAGTATTATATTCCTGGTCTAGATTTCATCATGAGAAGATCTCAAAATATAAGTTTAGTGATGTTACCAGTTATTATGGTACATGTCCATTCTTGTGGGAATTGGGTAGAGTATATACACAGCGATATGTAGAACCTAAAGGATCATTATTTTTCCTTCCACGTGATGATCAGGTAACTATACGTGATGATGAATATAGCACTGTACAAGATGCTATTGATTCAGCACCCACACCTATTACATTTTTAGTTCCATTTCGTGACTGTGATAAGTGGAAGCACTGGACAAAACTAAAACTACCTGATGACCACCAGATAGTCTCGCTGACTGATCGTGATTCGCGTCAGATCAAGTTGTCAACATTATTTCAAAAACACGCGACAGTTTATATTCCTTGGCCCGGCACTGATTTATACTATGCTGGATATCTTGGCAAACAGATTTATATCTATGATGATATAAGAAAATATAGAACTAAAACAAAAGAGGAGATGGATAGACAACCTGAACGTGTGTTATCACATCTCAAGTGGGGATATGATTATCTAACAGAGAAGCAGAAAACATTCTTCCACTGGACTGAACAATGGAATGATATAGATTTTCATGATCGTGTTTGGTTGATCAATAATATGCTAGGTCTTGATGCACTCAAGAGTCCACGTAGATTATATGATGACATGAAAGAAAATGGCATGATACATGAACTACAACAGTTCAGAGCGAATGTATCATACCAACGAGGTTATGAATGGATAGAGCGTCAACAAATAGATGCTCAACTAACTACACAGGGTGCCAAGATGATGGATATCTTGTAGGTTGCTCTAAGAGAGCAAAGAACTCACTATCATTCCATCCACGATCATCAATATATGTTGATGCACGTGGTTTGCCAAAGTATAATGAATGATACTTGACACCCCATTCTTCTAGTTGTTTCTCAGTTTTACCACGACACAGATAGTCTGCATTGGTTTGTTGTGCTTGTGGGTCATCAGGATATTTCTTTGCACTTGAGATGTATCCACGTGCTGTCTGTAGATATATCGTACAACCATCATCATATAACTCATTGATTTTTTCAATGCGATTCATGCGTGGCACAGCATTCCATGGATCATTATCATGGGGTTCAGTTAGTGTGCCATCAATATCAAAACAAAATACATCACACCTGTTGGTTACATCCTGTTGAGGTTTCTTACCTGGCAGTTGTGGTAACTCAACACCACATTCTTCCATCATGTTATAGATTGCCATCAATGCTTTACATTCAAATTCGTGATAGAACTCAGATTCAATCACCAATGTATGAATAGATTCGTGTTTCTCTGGAGCAATGATAAGCACACGTTCAGGACCAAGTGCTGGTGCACCTATTACACACTCAAGAGCATATACCGCAGGTGAGTCTATCCTGCAAGTGATAAGAATGATAAGATCTGCTGTCGGAATAGCATAATCTAACCATGGTGCCTTCCAGTCACCATCACCACCCAGTGCAGTCTGATTGACACTATCGGGAGCAAAAGAAAACTTGCCCATGTGACGGTAAATGTCACTTGCTGCATGTTGTGCGATGGCAAGGTTACCACCTGTGCCCATCAATGCCACCTTGAAGGCATTATCGAGCATTCTTGCCGCTTGTTTTAGTTCTGTAGGGTCAGTAACCATTCTACCTCTTGAATGTGCCATGCACGGTCAACTGCACGTATCTTACCACACTTTAGATCGTATGGTATGACATTATATTTACCAATGAAACCAATTGTGTCAAGTCCTTTCCAATACTTGACAAATGTCATGTCACAGTTAGGGAAATCAACGATAACACTTCGTCTATAAAAGTATAACCCTAGTTGCACAGTGATATTGTCACATACCACATCAGGTTTGCGTTGCATGTGAACAACTTTACCGTTGTTTTCAATCATTTTGACAACATCTTCGTCTTCTAACTCACCTTCCTCAAGACTTCGTGAACTCTGCACCATATCACAGTCATTATCAATACCATAAGCAATCATTTCGTCTATCCACTCAGGTTTAGTAAGTGGTTCATCACCTTGTAGATTGAATATGTAATCATGTGGTTGTGTTGCTGCTACTTCAGCGACACGATGTGTGCAAGTATAGTGAACACTTGTCAGCAAAGCATCATAACCTGCATCCCAGCACAAATCTACGATAGAATCGTCCTCAGTGGCGATTACAACGTTATCAAGATACTTTGACCTTGATGCTATTTCCGCCACTCTCAGGACCATCTGGGTGCCATTGATGAGTGCTAACGGTTTGCCTGGAAACCTACCTGACGCCATTCGTGCTGGAATGACACACAGTGTGCTTTTTCCCTTATACATGATATAATAAATTAGTGACAGATGTAGTTAGTCGATGACAATCCTCGCTGACAGTCATACCAAAACGATATGGCACATGGCGTTCACTATTCCTGACATTGAGGAAGGAATCAGATGGTATTGTGATGTGCTTGGATGTAAATTCTGTCAAAGGTTTGCTATCAATGTTGAAGATGGGTCACACAATCCTGGTTTCATCTTTTCATTTGCTGGTCACCACATAAGTGTACTACAAGGAGAAACATCTGTACCTCAACAACATTCAAGGTTGCCAAGACATAATGGTCCTGTCTTCTTGGATAAGGAGGAATACTTTGAGGTTGTCAATCATTGCAAGGATCATCCTGAGATCAATGTAATTGATAGTAAGTACAACTTCTTGGTACCTAAGAAGATAGATCCAAGTGAAGCACATTTGCATGGACAAAATGTTAGGTGTCATCGCACCACAATAAAAGATCCATGGGACAATTGGATTGAATTCAAACACTATTCTTATCAGGAAGAAATTCATGCTCAAAAACTTGGTCAAATAAGGAGAAAATGATGCCTAAGTGGAATGATGCCAAGGAAATCTATGAGGAAAATGAGTGGAGCGTTGGTGATGTAGTGCAATTTGGTGAACACTATGGAATTGTATCCTTCTTTTGTACACATAGCATGACTGTGTGTGTGAGTCGTGGAAGTGGCACAACCTGCCTGCCGAGAGGTGATGTAAATATGGTAGTGAATACTGGAAGTGAAGTTGTGCCACATGATGGATCTAAATTGCATCCATCATTGCATGGAATTGAGATGAACAACTGTAAAGTTTCTTGTCCTATTCCCCATACCAATATCAGCAAGCAAATTGCCAAACGTGTGCCAATATCTGAAGCGTCATCATCAGGGGATAATCCAACACCTTAGGGACTATACTGACTTCAGTTGAGACAAAGACATGGCGACCACTGAGATTCAAGGGATGCTTGCCAAACTGTTGGCAACTGAGAACCTTATCGTAGAACACCGCCAGGTGTCAACTGCATCGTTTGATATTGATCGTCGCCTGCTGACTCTACCTATTTGGGATGGCATGAAACAATATGTTTATGATATGTTGGTTGCTCATGAAGTGGGACACGCATTATTCACAGAACTCCGTGAGTGGAGCAATGAAGAAGAATATAAAGATGTACCATTCTCTTATGTCAACATCGTAGAGGATGCTCGCATTGAGAAACTAATGAAGAAACGTTATCCCGGTCTAACAAAAGACTTTCATCGGGGTTATCGTGACATGAATGAGAAAGATTTCTTTGAATTGAATGGTAAAGATGTAAACGAATTATCATATATTGACCGTGTGAATCTATATTTCAAGGTCGGTTCATTCTATGATATTGAGTTCAATGATGCTGAGAATGATATTGTCACTCGTATCAGCAATGCTGAGACATTTGAGGATGTTCTAGTGCTTGCCAAGGCAGCATATGCACTACATCAAGAACAAATGGAGAAACAAACTCAAACTGTTGATGTAAACATTGAAGGCAATACTGATGGTCAAAGTGACACACCCCAACAACCTCAGGAGAATGAGCAACAATCTGGTGGTGAAGAAAATGCTGACGTTGATGATGAATCAGATGAATCAGACGAATTAGAGGGTGATGTTGATGAAATGGGTGGATCGGATAGTAATATTGATGATGCACAAACTCAGCGTTCTTTTGATAGGAATCTAGAGGATCTTCGCAATCAACATGCTACTAGTCCTACCTATGTCACACTGCCTGATATAGATCTAGATAAAGTTATTGTTCCCATTGGTGTTGTTAGTGATAGATTAGAGTCACATTTCGCTCATCACACTTCTGATCTTGAGGATGTTACTGCTAACTGGATCTTAGGGTTCATTGATGACTACAAGGAATACAAAACATCATCATCCAAAGAAGTGAATACTCTTGTGAAAGAGTTTGAAATGAGGAAGAGTGCTGATGCATATGCTCGCACTAGTGTGGCAAGAACTGGTGTGCTTGATACTGCCAAACTACACACATATAAGTATAACGAAGATGTGTTCCGTAAAGTATCAACCACTACGGATGGTAAGAATCACTCACTGGTGTTTGTACTGGACTGGAGTGGTTCAATGGCACATGAAATGATGAATACCATCAAGCAACTATTTCAACTGGTTTGGTTCTGTCGCAAGGTAAACATTCCCTTTGAAGTGTATGCCTTCACCAATGAAGCATGGGTATTCACAGAACAACCTGAAAAACATATGAATTGTGAGTGGAAAAAGAATGACCTTTCAATTCATAATAAGTTTAGAATGGTGAACATCATCAGTAGCAAGATGAAGTCAAAGGATTTTGACAATCAACTCAAGAACTTGTGGTTGACTGCTCATTCATTTACATACAACATTCCAACTCCACATGGTATGACACTATCAGGCACACCTATCAATGAAGCAATCATTTGTGCTGGTAAAATTGCTAAGAAGTTTCAGAAGGAAACTAACACACAGAAATGCAACATTGTGTTCTTGACTGATGGTGAGGGTAATCATTCTGGAAGAAATGTTATTCGCACGGGTTATGATGACATTGAGAGACAATGTGCTGTCATGATTAGGTTTGGAACTATCATCAGGCATAAATCCCATACTTTTGAATGTGGGAGCAACGGACCATCCCTGACTGACGCTTTGGTTAGAGCAATAAAGGTTGATAACATAAATTGCAATGTAATGTCGTTCCGTGTGTTTCAGTCTAGTGACATGATTTCACTCTACAGATGGTATGGAACCGATGCATATGAAGGGTATGATGATATGAAAAATGAATTGAGAAAGCATGGTAGTGTATCATTCAAAGGTAAAGGATTCGATCGCTGGTTTGGTATCCCAATCAAGAGTTTGGCAACAGATACTGAATTTGAGGTTGACTCTGATAAAAAGAGTGATGTGAGCAAGGCATTCCGCAAGATGTACAAAAACAAGAAAGGAAACAAATACATCACAAAAGCGTTTATGGAACAAGTTGCATGACACTTATATGAGTGGCACACTGCCACTCTATTCTCCACTTATTATCCCTTATACTAACTTCAGTTCAAACAAACCGATGCCACGCACCGTCAACGCTCAAGAACATATCGATGCCTTGGTTGATACCTTTGGCACTGAAATTGATGCAAACATGGTCAAGGCATATTGTGGTAGTGCAAATGTTGGTTACCAAACTCTTACTAAGTATCTCAATCAGTACAAAGTAAGACGTGGTAATTGGAATATCATTGATACTATTCAACCCACACAATCTGCTGAACCACTAGCAACACCAACAGCAATTGAATCACTAGTTCCTACTAAAGATGAGACATTTGTTCCCTTTGGTGGATTCAAAGATCTCAAGAAAGTAATTCAATCACACCAATTCTATCCTGTATTCATTACAGGTATGTCTGGCAATGGTAAGACATTTGGTGTTGAGCAAGCATGTGCACAATTAGGACGTGATGTTATCCGAGTCAACATCACAATCGAGACTGATGAAGATGACTTGATTGGTGGTTTCCGTCTGGTTGATGGTAACACTGTTTGGCATAATGGTCCTGTCATTGAGGCAATGGAACGTGGTGCTGTGTTACTGTTGGATGAGATTGACCTGGCATCAAATAAGATTTTGTGCCTGCAATCTATTCTGGAGGGTAATGGTGTCTTCCTGAAGAAGATTGGTGTTCACATTCAACCAGCGAAAGGATTCACAGTCATTGCTACTGCCAACACAAAGGGTAAGGGTTCTGATGATGGTAGATTCATTGGCACAAATGTTCTCAATGAGGCATTTCTTGAGCGATTCCCTATCACCTTTGAGCAAAACTATCCAACACCAGCAGTAGAGAGACAAATTCTCACTAATGTAGGAGAAAGTCTCAACATCCCTGCTACTGGAGATCATATTGATTTCTACAAGCATCTTGTAGATTGGGCAGACATTGTACGTAAAACATTCAATGATGGTGGCATCGATGAAATTATTTCAACTCGTCGTTTGGTGCATATTGTGCGAGCGTATAGTATCTTTGGTGATAAGATGAAAGCAATTGAAATGTGCTTGAATCGTTTCGATGATGATACTAAACTGTCGTTCATGCAACTGTATACCAAACTTGATGAGAACGTGGACTTTGAAGAGGAGTCAATCGCCACAATGTAACACTAAATAACATACGCCTCAGTTTATGAGGCAAACAGAACAAAGGTTGAGAGATGTTTCAACCTGTGCTAAGATTACTGTCTGCCTCAGTGCTCTCATGGATCTCTCCGATTACCTTGCATTAGAACGAGAACTGCGTTGTCACACTGACTACGAAGAACTTGCTCGCTACATCGGTATCGACTATGATATCTACTATGAATCCATGATCGGAGTCAATGAGGATGTGCCAGATTACGAACTGTCACCCATCCAAGAGCATCTGCCAGACTAGGTGCTATAATTAGTTCAACAAGAGGAGAGACGCCGCCTCTACAAAAGATCGTCACTGTCCAACCTTACATTTCAATTCTCTTTTTATCATGAACATCACTGGTTCTTCCGCAATCGCTGCTATCGACTTCAACGACAGCAACGCAGTGTCCGTCCAATTCACGTCTAAGGACACCGCTTATGACTTCATTGCTAAGGATGCTACCGTCCTTCGCTCTGACCTTGAGACCACTATCGCCAAAGGCGAATCAGTTGGTCGCCTGATTGCTAAGTACCGTCGTGAGGGCAACCTTCAGCAGGTTGCTGTCTGATAGTCTAGACTATCACTGTTCAAGATGCCACCACCTCGGTGGCATTTTTTTTCTCTATTTTACTATTATCATGTCATTAGATTACGAAGTCGTGTGGGAAGTAATGAATGACGTGGAGGAATCCATCCAACAGTTGAAAATCATTGAGGAAATGATTGAAGATCTCAACTGTAAACTGAGTCATGAATGCGATTCCGATGAAATTTTGAACGCTGCAATGTGTGTTCAGGGTGTTGCTGCTTATATGCAGCAGAAACTAGAAAATTCTCATGTAAAAGCATGGAATACTGTGGTGGTTCCGTTGCATAAACAAGAATTTTCACAAGGTCTCACCGGTAGGGGTGCCACGGTCGCTTTCCCATTTAGAAATGAGGAAAAAACAGGTATGATCGATTTGTCTTGAACATATCTAACTAAGTATCATGATTGACACCACGATTCCTGCTAAGTTCATTGAAAGTTATCAAACACACGATGATGCATTGCATGGTCGTGATGTTGATCCCTATATTGACTCTCCCTTTCTTATCTACAAAGAAATGAGTAGTAAAAGGAAGGGAAAGTTCTTCGAGAAACTTGTTAGTGAATACTGCGAACATCTTGGGTTTGCAGTTACTCGTCCAAAGCAAAGTGAATACGATCGCATCATCAATGGTCAACGATGTGAGATCAAAGGATCCATGTTATGGGGACAAGGTGATCAATTCCGATGGCAACAAATTCGTGTTGCTCAAGATTATGATGTGATTATCTTTCTTGCAATGTATCCTGATCGTGTTGAGATGTATTCATCACCTAAAAATATAGTTGATGAGTATGTAACAAGACAAGATGCAAATGGTCATTGGAAGTATAACCAGCATGGTGGTAAAACCGTGAACTCAGGTACATTTTTCCTTGATGGTTTTCCTAAAGACTTCCCATTTATGAAGTCATTGTATGCCAATCTATGAATAAACTACAGAACAAGGATTGTCTACAGTTTCTAAGTAAATTGAAAGACAATTCTGTTGATCTAGTTCTTACTGAACCACCGTCAGGTAGTGGTAAGAAGTATCTTTCATGGTGTATGAAATGGACCACAGAATGTGTGCGTGTGTTGAAACCAAATGGGATGATGATTGTATGGGGAACACTGAAGAATGAATCGTTCTTAGTGTATAAGTATGCTCTGAATCGTGATAAACAACTAACAGAGCAACATGAGATCGTTTGGGAGTGTAGAACTGGACGCCGGAGTAAGAAGAACTTTGCACATAAACATCAATATGCTTGGTGTTATTCAAAGGGCAAGGATTTCACTTACAAAAATGATAGTGATAACTACACTTGCGTCCATTCATCTACATCTCGTCAATCTCTTGATGAACTACTAATCAATGCATATACTGTTCCCGGTGATACTGTGTTGGATATATTTGTAGGTGATGGTTCTACTGCTGTGAGTGCAAAAAAGGTTGGTCGTCAATACTGGGGATGTGAAAGTGACTCTGCATTGTATCAACAAGCAAAGCAGAGCATCAGTAAGGCAACCACATTACAAAGTGTCACAGGAGTTCTCAAATTTGTCTAAATCTCTTGTATATTATCAATGTACCCAAATTTCACTATGAATGATGTAATCACCGTTGAAACTGAACATTTCCTCGTTGAAATGGATCAGACTGAGTATGATTCAGTGAAATTCTTCTGTAACAAGATAGGTATCACTGAAGACTACTATTTTCACGAGTTCCAAGAGTTTTTACCAGGAGATTCAGAATGAGACAATTCATCGTCAGTGCTCTCGTTGAGGGTTATCGAATCGAAGAAAGTTTCACTGCTGTTAGTATCCACCATGCCATCAAATTGATGGAGGCAAAGTATACTACAGCGAGGAACATTTACGTCACCAATTAGTGTGCCAGTCAAGAAACCGTCTATCCGTGGGGGAATAGGCGGTTATTTCATGTATTGTATCAACAGTTGAGAAACACAAATGTCCACTGCCTTCGCTGACTACGTTGCAACACAAGATGCACGTAATTCGATTCAACTCAACGTCCGTAAGTTTACGTTGATGTTATGCGATGCACTTGAACTTGATTTCAGTCGTCGTCAACCTAAATCTGATCCATATAAGTTTTATATCGAGGAAGGTGGACGTAAGTATCACAAAGTCGTGATGGAGACTAACAGTCAGCAACGCAGTGTTCATGCCTTCGTTGATAAGAAGACTGGTGAAGTATACAAACCAGCATCATTCAAATCACCTGCAAAGATTGTTCGCTATCGTTTACTTGAGATTGAATCACGTGAGGAATGTTTTTCTCGTGCAGATTGGGCAGGTTCTTATCTTTACATTGCGTGATTGTTATGTTTATGACACTTGAAGCAGTGATGATTCGTCTCTCTATTACTGATAGAGAGATCGACAAACTTCAACGACGTAAGGTTGAATTAGAGAACCTAAAGAATGAAATATTATATCCATACGATCCAGGCATTGATGATCTACCGGAGGCAGCATAATGCGACTAGCACAATTATTAGTAACTGGTATCTTTGCCGTCTTTGGTATATCTGTCTATTTGATGTTCTTGGCACATAGGGATGCAGAATTGATGCATCGTTATCATCCAAGCATTGAAAGAACAGTTGAAAAGTAAACATTGTGCCAATAGTATTAGTGGCACAATAAATGAGCACGGTGTTCTAAAACATGTATTCTATCAACAGTTCAAACCAATTCAACATCATGACTGACTTTGTTTGTGTTTATTTTGGTAACGATTGGTGCATAAATGCACGTGGTTTCGCTAACATCGAAGATGCAAGAAAGCATGGATTGTTTATGATGCCAACGCCAGGATGTTTTGGTTTCGCTGTTATCGTGCATGGCAAAGGTTTTTGGCAAGTAAGAGAAGATCAAAGCATTATGCCTGATACAATGAAAGTTGAAATGGGTGATAATAATAACTTTGTAATAACAACAGTCAAACAATCACAAACAGTAGGTGTATAATGGTCTACACTAAAGCACAAATTATCGATGCATTAGTGCGTGAGTGGGAGTATCTTTGCCACGATGATTATCATCCTGATGATGATACTTCCGAAGAATATCGTTTGAAATTAGAATGTTATTCAGTGGAGGAATTGATCGAAGAGACATGCACTGGAGAAGGGTTTAGTTTGGATGATTTTATGGATGTTCATGGATGATAAGTTATATCGATGTGCCAATTGTTTTAGTGTCACAGTAAATGAGCACGGTGTCCTAAAACATGTATTATATAAACAGTTCAAACAAAGGCAATGACTAAAGTTCAAGCACTGAAAGAGTTCCGCCAATGTGATCAAGTTGTAAAAGGTGACATTGTCGCAACACGTGAGAATTGGAATAATTATACTGATTTCTTATGCCGTGATGGTCAGATTACAATGGCAAAATATGAGTCATGGTCGAACCCTTTTTGATCCTAAGTAACACTAACTCACCCTCACTATCTAACATCATCATGTCATTTGTATCCTGGTCCGTGTATCCGAAAGGACAAGAGTTTGACGCTGAATATTTCACCAGCGAAGATCATGCGGTTGATGTTGCTTACAGTTGGTCTAGTGAAGAGCATGGAAAAACCATGATTGTAGCACGAAATAACATGATGTGGATGGAAGTATCCTGCTAAAAATGTTATCGTTGTGCCACAAGTATTAGTGGCACAATAAAAGAGCACAGCAGTCCATTTTTGCTATTATTCATTCAAGTCAAAGGAACACACCATGCAAGTCACTAACAACGTCACCATTGTTGATTACTTTCCTGAGGCATTTATTGCTGAAGCATGTGAAAAGAAAGGAATGAAAGTTGTTGTGAAAAGATTTATCCGTCGCGTTACTTGGCGTTCTAATGGTTTGAAATCATATAGTGTAATTTTAGGTATTGAGGCAAAGTATGATTGGCATTCTCGCATTGCTAACGGTGCCGAGGTGACTGGTTACAATACAGACAAAATGCCTCGTTCTGAGTATGCTCCAATGTCATGTTAGGGATAATTTCCCTCATTTAGTGTAAACCCTTATCTAACATTTTTTCTTATCATGTCTATTGCTGCTGTGTACAACAATCCACGATTCATTGATGCACTTCAAGGACTGCAATCATTCATCCTGAATAATAATGCCGATATCGATATGGCATATGACTGGGTGAGTGATCAAGCAGATATATCATCGTTTGTATGTGATCTAAAAGCATGGAATATGTTTTATGAAATCTATGACGAGGCAACATTATGATCAGTAAACTAATGCAATACAAGGACATTTTCACTGCAAGAGAATATCATCAAGATTCTATAGTTGATCACATAAAGATCCTAGAATCTTCGATTGAGAATCTAGAACAGAAAATTAGTCAATTGGAGGAATTAGTAGACAGTTATAAAACTGTCACATGATATGGGATAGACCTGCAAAATGCTGTATTGTAAGGGAGTCAAAGGAAATCATCATGAAACTAACAACTCACTTAGGTAATCTTGTTGAACAGACAATAGATTATAAGATGCAAGAGACATTGATTTTTACTGGAGATAGGGCACCGATTACGCTAGATCCAAAGTATATCAAGCGAGGTATTTCCTGCCCTATGTCATCAAATATTGAATATCGTAGTGAGTTTTATAATAAGTTTACGAGTTCATATACTTGGAGTTGGTTTGATCATTATGATGATTTAGTCGCTATTAGTTACACTATTGAGACAGTAGACTAAATGTTACAGTGTAACAAATGATACTTGCATAATCCTTTGGAGTATGGGATTATAAAGAAGTCAAAGGAAAGCATCATGATCAGACGTAACGCAACCGCAGCAGACTTTCAGAAGTGGGAAACACTTGCCACCTCTATGAGCGATGCTGAGTTGTTATACGCTGCCAGGGATTGTCGTAAGGTTGAATTACTTTGGAGGGGTCATGATCCCATGGTAGAAGGATTTTATAGTGACCAAGCATCCACTTTTGGAACTGTCCTAAATCGCCGGAGAATGTCACACTAACCGAGTAGGATTCAATCAATCAAACAAACAAAGGAATTCATCATGCGTAAGATCGAAACCCAAATGATCACCGCCATCAATAACAAACAAAATTGGGAACATGATAATACTAGTGTTCATTACAATGAAGAAGGTAATTATTCTATTGTAAGATTGCACGGTCATAAGATTGCCGTTATCAACAATAACGCAGTCGCAATATCAAATGCAGGTTATTATACTAATGTGACTAAATCTCGCTTGAATGTTATCATCAATGAGTTCAAAGATGGTACTAAGAATGGAGTATTTCAAAAAGCAAAGAAATGGTATATAAGAGATAACAATAATGTAATTCCATTCATCTCAGGTTACGTATTCTCATGACACAATCACGCTACGTTGTTGACTCTATTCAATTTGATTTTGTTGATGGTGATTTTGAATTGCCAGTACAATTTCATCAAGGTATAATCAATGCCGCATTATCAACAGTTTATTTTGCTGATAATGAAGATGAAGTAGTCAACCAGATCACAGAATCTGCTGGGTTCTGTGTGTCATCAATCAACCTCAATCGTATCCCTTCTCGCTATTGAACTATGAACAACTTCAACTCACTAACTAACATCAACAGTGCATGGGATGAGTATGAGAATGATGTGAATTATGATCAGTCTAATTATAAAGAACCACACTTCCTAGATGTTATTGATGAAAATAACATTAGAGAGAATCTAGATAGTTATACAGTAAAATTGTTGGAGAATGTATGAAACGCGCATCCTATGAGTTAGTGTCATCTAAGAGGGTAAGATCTATTGGTAAAACTAATAGTGTGCTCCCAATGGAGGTGTATATTAGTTTGCTAAATATGCACCCCGTTGATGCTATTTCGTGGGGTGTTATTGCAAATACTAAGTGTTATATAAATGTGTGAATAAATATACCTCTTTTTCGTATAAGGTTTGGTAATGTCACTTAGTCGTCCATTATCCTCGTGGTTGTTGTTACCTTAGCGGTCGCACTATGAGACACAGTGAAACACTATGAGACCCGCTAAGTAACATCGAGACCCTCACAGTTTTTCTGCCCATTCTATCACAGTTCCTCACAGAATGCAACCCCCAAAGTTCACCAACATGCGAACACTAAGTGAATGTGACAGTCCACAAAGTGTCCCAGACAGTCACCCAAACCCCGTGAATATCGCTTATACTCGTTGTAACGAACACAGGGGGAATCACACAACACTCAGTGATAGATAAGGGGCACACAGTTCCTCACACTAACTGCCATCAATCATGCCCCCTATCTAACACTTACTCCGCACACCGTGAATAACACTTAGAGACAGTTATTATGCCCCTTATGTGTTGCGAAGGGGGGGCGGGTTGCAAAATAAGTACCTTCTTTCTAACCTACAAACGTTTCCAGACGACCTCTAGAAGTCGAATCCATTTATTTTTTCAGATACCCAAAACGCCCAGGGTAAAAAAATTGCCCATAAAAAAATCCCCCCCATACCTTTCGAGGGGGGAGAAGTGTTCAACTATGTAGTTATAGCAAGGGTTTTGAAATTCGTCAAATATCAGAAAAGTTATCTCTCATATCTTCACGTTGTTTTTTGAGGGATGTATAGGCACCATCTATGAAACCACGACGATATTCCCAGGTATCGCCACCAGTTTTGCCTCTAGAAGTGTTGATGCACAGTGAGGAATCGGGATCATCATCTCTAAGGTTATTGCATACTAGACCAGCAAGATCGAGATCTTTACCTGGTTTGCCGGTGCCTTGCCAATAGAGTACTCCTTCCATCCAGGTAGCACCACACTTCTCACATTTTTTCATGGGGAGAACAGTAGTAATTGATCAAATTATTTAGAGTATAGTTTAGCGATTTCTTTCTTGAGATGCAAGTAATAATGCTTTTTCAATATAAACCTGTGCTTTACGGAGGTCGTGTAGGTAGTCTTCATGAGGTTTATGACCAGCACGACAGACATATTTTACGACATTACCACAGAAGAAGTCTAAGTTTTGATCAGCGATGAAGTCCCATACTTGAATAGATCCTTGTTGATAGTGTGCAGGACTGTATTTACTCTCTGTGGTTTCAGACATGGATATCAGTGACGTGATACAATTATAGCATCGACTGTACATGTTTGTCAAGGAGGTTGGCAATTACTTTAGAACCTTCTTGAGATGGGTGAAGGGAGTATGGGTTTACTACGTTATTGTCTAGGAGTTTTTGTATTCTTGAAGAGTCTACGAGCCAATTAGAGAGGTGCATACGATCTTGATGAATTGGAGCACCGGAAACCTCTGCGGTCATTTGAGACATAAGGTCGGGC